GTACACATTTTCACGTTTTTTTGGTATTTTTTGAAAATATTATTTTTTCCGATTCTCAAAATAATTAAATATATATAAGTATATGACCGAAAATGTGTACTTGTGTACCTATTTTATTACTCAGGTGATAACAATTCCTCATATTCGCCTCTCAACACTCTCCTCTTGATTGATTTGAGCTGATTGTATGACTTACATTTCAGGATATCATCTTTCAAGAATCGTAATTTCTTCACATGAGCATTCCCCTGAAGCTCATCAATATCATCTTGGATGACTGTCATGTAATATGTATCTCCACCATCAATTGACCAATTGTGTAGCTTGATATTGTGCATCACTGTTGCATGACCTCGGTTGAACATCTCACCAATCGCATGAAATGGAAGATTCAATCCTCTCAATTCAGCCATTAGATATCTTCTCCTCATGGTCAATACCTGGTGTCGACTCGCCACATCCAATGCATCTCGTTGGATGATGTGCTTGATTGCTTTTATTTTATCGTTTTTGTTCATTAGAATAGTGTTTGTTGTGATAAATATGGATAGATTCTTTTGTTTGCAAGGTCAACATATTCTTGTGTTATTTCACTTCCAAAAAATATCTTGCCATTTCTACCGGCATTGTTGCTCCATGACCTTTTATTGATTCTTTTTTGTGCCATGTTTGAATATTTGGAACATAATTATTTTCTGGAAAATTATTGTAATCAAAATTCATTTTTGAATCTTTTCCAAGTATAACAATAAATTCATATCCAGTAGCCATTTTACCTTTTTGTATTTGTGCAACTGCTTGTTTTTTCCAAATTGCAATATCTTTTATATTATCTTTAAAATGATACATAAATTCCAAGTATACATTTTTGTTGTTTGATAATATTTGAAAATTGTAAACAACATAATTTTTTGTGACTCTTAATAATTCTTTCACATTATTAAATATGAAATTTTTATATTCAATATCTTGCAAATTATCCTTATATTCCTTATAAAAATCTCCAGTTGTTAATGACTTTCCACCGGTATTGTATGGTGGACTTGTCACAACTAAATCAACGAAATTATCCGGCATTCTTGCCATAGTTTCTAAATTGCTTTCACAATAAATTTTGTTTAATTCTAAATTATTCATATGCTCCTGTTATTTTGTTTCTTTTTTCATCACTTCCTTTTACTTCAGTATAAGATTTTGATTCATTTTTTTGACCAACAATTTTTGATGATATTATTTTTGTAATTGTCATCCCTTTATAATTAAAATCATTTTCAATAAATACCGCATTTTTAATATATATGCTTTTTTTACCATTAAAAACTTGAATATCTCCATATAAAATATTATCTTTCATCTTCCGCTTGTTGTAGCCATTGTCTAAAGGCTAATTGAATATCCATTTGCTGATTCCATATTTCGATTCCTGCATCATCAAGGAATTTCTTATCCGATTTCCGTATCTCATCGAGGAGATGGTTGGCTCTCATCTTGATTGCCTTGGTGAATATTTTCTTATCGTTTATATCTTCGATAAAATCACCAAGCACTGGAAGGATTCCAACGATCGCGATTAATTTAGTTGATGGTTTCATACTTCCTCAACTTTAAACTTCCCCATTTCAAATCCTCCCTTATTGAGAAGCTCCGACTTCATCCAATATGCAAGTGACTTGGAATTGAAGTACCATTCTTGCACTGTTCTTTTTCCGATTGTGTATGTTAATTTGTAGTTCATTTCTTGATTTTATAAGTTTGAATTCCGTCTTTTTTTGTTTTATGGATGATTTTCCCCTCCTCAACTAATTCGCCAAGTGCGTAAAAGAAAGGTGTTGCATTCCACCGAGGCATTCCAATCACATAAAAATCACTTTCTCCTAAAATATCCCAATCAAAATCTGATGGCTTTCTTGTTTTTCCATCACTCATATATTCAAGCATGAATTTTTTAGCTGGTTCAATTAATCTATCTTTCATAATTGGTTGTTTTTCTTGTTTTGGTTTTATTAATTTTTTTAATATTTGGCAACTCATAACTTTTGATTCATTTTGATTTCACAAATACGGAGATACAATTCTAAATTGAAGCTCCCTCCTTTATCATATCGGTTGGTTTTGCCGGTCCAAAACTTTACCATTCTTTGAATATTAAATACCATAATCATCCCAATCTATTTCATCGTTATCATTTCCCCAAGTATACTCACTCAAGAATTCTACCTCATCCATTAGGCACTCAATCATATTGAGCATCCATTCCTTGTATCCTGGACCGAATTCCATGACCTTATCGGTTGTATCTTCATCAGTCCACCATACTCCATCCTTCATTTTGATATCGATGTCATATCGAGCGGTTTCAAAATCATAATTGTTCTTCCACCATTCAATATTAACTTGAAAGTATATCTTTCCAATCTTATAATACCCCATCATGGATGAATGGTTGACATCCATAAATTCTAAATCGATTCGATTAATCTCTTTTTTCCAATTCATTTTTGCGTGTGTTTAATTATCAATTCTCCATATGCATCCAATACCTTTGATTGAACGTGTTGAGGGACTTCCTGAATGACTTTATCCTCTTGGATATAGTTTGGTGTGGTTGCGATGAAAAAGCTCATTACAACCAAGAATAATGCAACTGGCATTAATAGATCTAATACTTCGTTTTTTGTTCTCATCTGATTTGTAGTTTTTGCATTAATTGACCAAGTGTTGCAGCTCGTGTTCCTGCTCTCTGAGTTCCCTCATCATCAATACCGAATGCATTAAGCATTTCCATGTACTCATTCCATAGAACATCATGCTCTTGGATAATCAAATCAATCATTTCTTTCTTTGTCATTGTGTTGTTTTTAATTGTTTACCCCACAAAGATACAAAAGGTTTCATAAATGCAAAACTTTTTTAACTTTTTTTTTAGTTTTGAACAAAATAAATTGTGAATGCTATACCCGATGGGGTATTCATGTAAAGAAATTGAGGTTATTTATACCCGATGGGGGATATTTTGCGTATATCTTTCGTATCAATTCGTATCAATGCGTATATACATTTGACAATAAATCAAAATAGTGGTAAATGTTTGTCCCAAAACAATGGTAAATATGGGACATTCTTGTAATAGAACAAAGGTAAAGCCATAAAAAAAGGGGAGCCTCACGACATCCCCCTTAACACACACTATGAAAAGTCCTGCAAGTTACAAAGGAAATTTGATTGAGTCGATACTTTTATGCATTTTTCTTAATCCATTTTTAGTGAATTCTTTTGAATGTATCGTCAAGATTCTTCCACCGGTTGGTTTGATGGGAGCTCCACGTTCAACGTGCCATCCTTTGGAGCCATCACCATACTCCTCTTTATATGTTCCGGTGAGCATCAAGTGAATATTCTTGTGATGATTCACATATCCGTACTTCGGTGAGTGAACAACCGTATCTCTCACATCATTACGACAAGCGTTCTCGTGGATGTGTCCCATTGTGAACACATCAAAATCCTCATACATCTCCAATGACCTGGTCAAGTTGATTGCTCCCTTGGTCACGATTCCTCCACCACCTGAACCATGGAAGTATTTGATTTTGGTTGTTGTCCAAGAGCTTGTGTTGTATTTTTGATGGATGATTAACCAACCACCATAACCTCCGGTCATGACATTGCTTCCATTCTTATAATTAAGTAGGTCAACAAATCGTTGAAGGATGTCGGTTTCTTGATGCTTTATGATTGCAGTTTCATGATTACCGTATCCGATTACAGTGAGGATATGTGCATATGGTGAAAACCATTCAACTGCGGTTTCAACAATTGAATCCAAATACTTTGCGTTGTTGTGCTCAGGTCGGATGTCGGACTTGTTGCCTCGTTTATCACCTTTTCCTTGCATCAAGCAAAAGAAATCACCATTGACCATGACCTTGATATCATTCTCAAGGCAGTAATCAAAATCACGTTTCAATAAATCCCAATCGCATTTTGGATTATCCCAGTGAAGGTCGGACATCATTGCAAGTTGTACATTCTCTCCATCAATTTGAATTTCGTGAATGTTTTTAGAGTGCTTTTTTAGCATATCTCAAGAGGTATTTGGTAACGATTCCCAATAGGAATCCGATTATGAAGAGCCATATATTAGGTCGTGTTTTCCTTTGACTCTTATATTTTGCGACTTCTATTTTTTGAATTTGTCGGATTGTATCTCTCGTTAATTTATATAGGATTTTTTTCTCCCATCTTGTCTTGGGAATGTAATGCGTTTTCCACATGATGACCGTATCTTTCTCAGTGATATACTTACGCCAAACAATAGTATCATTCACGATCACCGGAAAGGAATCAACCGATGTGATGCGGATGGTATCAGCTACCTCCTCACATTTGTATCCTTTCTTTATTGCCTTGTTGAGATGGTGCTCAGCTGAACACGATACCAGGATAAAAAGAATTAAGATATATCTCATAAATTTTTAAGCATTTCAATCACTCGTGGACATGGATACATATCACTTTTATCCTTTCGTACCGAGTTGTGTGTGAAAATCCCTCTCATGCCATTAAACGCATCCTTATCGATACCCCAAATTGAATCATTGTAGTCCTTTGGGATGTCATAAGTATCGCATAAATATACAACCAATTGTCGAAGTGACTCAATTTGTGCATCAGAATATTTGTACCAATGTTTGAATCCCTTAAATGATTGCTCCAATGTAGTGACATTCTCAGCTTTCACCACTCCTCCGGCATAGTTGTAGAACTTATCACCTCTCTTGGTAAGGTATCCCCAATTGCACACCTCGATTCCAACTGATGACTTGTTGAGATTGGTATACTTTGCACCATTGGTGGCGAAATCTTGATTGTCAATTCCGAGATGCCATGCCCAGTGCTTTGAACTGAAGCATTGCACGATTAATCCATCCTCACCAATCACAAATGCAGTACCGATTCGAGTTTCATTTCCATTCCAATACTTTGAAACGCCTTCAGCATTGCCATTTCCCGCAGTATGGTGGAGATATATTTGAGTTTTCGGTGATTCCTCTTTGAAATACTGGCTTTCCTTCAACCGAACTTGCTTGATTTTACTGATGTCCAATTTCATTTGAATTCGTCAAGATTTGTTTTGGTCCTGGTGATGAATTTGCGAAGAGCTGCGAGTACATTCTTCCCCGTTACACTCTCATATGATTCGTTGATGGACTTAATCTCCACCATCACGCAAAAGAATGCGAATACTTTAGTCATTATTAGCTCCGTAGAGATGAACTGAGCAATGATATCACCGGCAATATACTTCTCAATTAGGAAGGTGAATATAATTGCTCCACCATAAAGTAGAACTTTGCTCACCATGTGTGACATTTTGTTTGATTCAAATGATTTCCATCCATCAACTTTGATTGTTCTCCAAATTCCGAAGCAAGTATCAATTCCAATGCATAAAGCTGCGATATATATCATCGGCATAACCGGTGCAATCACTGCCCAAAATGAAGCTAACATAATCATCACATTTTGTCTCATAATACCAGGATTGAATTGTTGTATCCGTTATCGGTTGGATATCCACAAGTCCACACTCCATTCATGAAGCAATTTCCAACGCACATATGACAATCAATTTGAGGTCGCAAATCGGTGTCACGATTCTCATGTGATGTGAAGATTGGAAATTCCGATTTGTTCTTCACCAGGTATCGAATCAATCTCATCTCAAAGAATGATGCCTTTTGTGCGTAGTGCTCCATTCCAAATGCAACCTCACTGCGAGATACACTGGATGAGTTATCACCGAATTGAGTTTGAAGTCCTTTGTTCTTGAGTTGATAAGTCAATCCGAAGATTGCATCCTCAGCGGAACGCCAAGCAACAACCGGTTGAATAAACAAAACAAGAGCTTCCTCTTCAGGTGTCAATGTTTGGTCATTGTATGCCTCCAATAAATGGTCATAAAATACAGTTCCCAAGATTGGCATCACTCTCAATTGTGCTTGAGTTGCAATGTATGGTGTCACATCAGTCACATCCACATTGGCAGTGATTGGTGTATTTGTTTTGAGGTAGGTTTCAGTGATAAAATACAACATTATGCTTGAGGTGTTTGTTCTTGAATAGGATCTAAACCTGCCAATGATCTTAATTCATTTGCAGTCATTTGGTCAATCACTTTTTGTGCAATTGCTGGATTGAGTGAATTAAGTGAATCAATAACATATGACATTTTCTCATCACGTTCAACGATTGTTTCATTGATGATTTGGAAGTTGTTAATTCTAAAATCTGCATTGATTTTTGCGATTCGAAGTATCTCATTGAAGATATCAGCAACTTGCTCTCTCAATGGCATGACCACATTCTTCTCAAAGATAACGTATGCTTGTTTGATATCACTACCACTTCCAAGTGAGCCGGTTGTTCGAACTCCCATCAGTATCGGATCTATTGTGTGAGCAAAACAAATTTGCTCAGTATTCAATCCGGATGCTTCCTGGAATAGTTTATCGTTTTGATTTGTTGGAATGCTTTCAATTTTCGGCAATTGGTCCTGAGAATTGGCGAAAAAAGCGACAGCTTTGCCCGAGTTGGCAGCTCCTTTCATCTTGTCGATGGTATTTCTCAACACATTTTTCTCCTCTTCACTTTGTGGTCGCTTAGGGAACATCATCGCGAATGATGGGAATACACTGTTTTGGATATTTGATTTGGCGAAGTATGAAAGCTCACCGGATAGATACGCAAAATTAAGTGCGGATGTGTATTTTGGGAGCGGATACCACTCTTGACCTAAGCACTCAACCTCGTATACAAATAATTGGCAACGATCAGTGCAAGTCGGATGGTATCTTTGAATATCACGCACATCGATTCTTGCGGACCAATCATCACAAATGAAATAATTGTTTGGATTTTGTCCTCTTCTCACTTTGTCCGGAGATACATTCTCCATTCGAGTCAACTTCATTTTATCATCAAAGTAAAGTTTGAAGTAAACGCGATTGTGAACAATCAATTGTTCGGTTGTGATTCGAACTGTTTTTTTCAATCGAGATTTCTTCTGAAATGTATACAATTCGAGGAGCTCTTGAGGTGTGGTTGTGGTTGTATTCAATTCAATCCCTCCACCAATGACTGCATTTGTTTTATAATCCACAATGGAACCATGGAGTGGTGATGAGTATACCAATTGGTTTAAAACGCTTGGAAAAAGATTCGCATCCCCAAATGGAATCCATCCACTGGTCTGATGTCTTCCGTTTACATATGGAAGAGATAAATTCCCCGCACCAATTTTTAGGAATGGAGTTGAAAAGGATTGATATCCCTCCACCATTTCGGGTGATTCTTGTTTTGTTGTTCTAAATCGGTCAAAAAATCCCATATTTAATCGTAGATTGAGTTTGTTGTTGCACCACTTACAACCATTCTGCCCTCTTCAATGACCACTCCGGTCGTGTCCTGGATAGATGTTGGTGGATATATTCCTGATTCATACACTTGATATCGATATTGACCTTTCACAAGTGTCACGTCAACCGGCTCATCCAATAGGAATAGATTGAATCTTTCCTTCCAATCGGACATATCTAATGTTGTGAATAGAATTGGATCTTCGGTTGTGTTCATTTCGTTTTCAAAAACAAACAAATAATAAGGATTCGAGAGGGTGCTCACCTCAGTCAAAGTCAGCACAATTGAATTCACCTCACCTTTATCAATGTAAATCATATATATATATTATGAAAACTTGGAAAAATGTTTATAAAAAAAGCCACCCGTAATGGATGGCTCTCTCTTTTTAGTTGTATTAATTAAGCAATAACATCATTCACTGCACTTTCAAGAATCTCGTATGCAAGGAAATCATTCTCACCAATCAAAGTCACTGAATATTTGCTACCATCAGCACGAGCAGTTCCTGATCCCTCACCAACTGCACTCAATTGCAAATATGGGAAGTACCAAAATTTACCATTCGCATCCTGGATGATTGCATTCAGGTATTGTTGACCAGCACCAAGCACTTTAATTGCTTGAGATTTCGCTTGATCTCTTCGATGGAACATCAATGTAATTGTTGCAGTCACATATGATGAACCATTGACAAGGTCAATTGCTGCATCCTCGGTGTAACTTCCGGTATTTCTGCGGATTTCAAATTCAGTGTATAAATCACCTCCAACGATTAAGTTGATTTCATCGATTGTCCAAGTATTTGGAGCACCTGCAAATGCGATGCTATCGATGTTATCTTGTTGGTTGATATATACCTTGAAAATCCCACCACTATTGTTGTCACATGACTTAACAATGGATTCTAAATTTTCACAAGCCATTTTTGTTGTTTTAAATATTTAAAAAAAAGGGGAGTATTTCATCCCCTCAAGGATATTTTGTTAATTATGCAGCTGAGTTGTAGAATACAATCTCTCCACCGTTAACGTGAGTGAATCCAACTTTCATGTTTGCACGAGTACGGATAACCGGCTCAGCAACTGTATCAGCTAAATTGATAGCACGCAATGCTTTACCATCTCCTTCAGCATCGAAAGAATACAAAAGATTTCCTTTCAACGTAGCAACGATTTTGGAAGTTGTTCCCATTCCTGGACACATTACCATTTTGATTCCCAAATAAGAGAAATCTAATGCTTGAGTCAAGTTGGCTTGAGTATTCGCAGCAGCAACCGCAGCACGATATGCAGTAGCTACCGGTGTTGATACATAGATTCTCAAATCCTCTTGGTTAGCAATAACCGCAGCAGGAATAGCAGCGTATACCAATGCTAATTTAGCAAGTACATTTGATGGAGTGATTGCAACTGGAGATGCGATATCAATTACCGCTGCATCAGCAAGTAAAGATTTCACATAACCATCAGTTAATGCAAGTGCAGGAACCAATGAAGTTGTATCACCTAACCAACGTAATTTTTCGATATTCTCAGCAATTGTTTTTGCCATTTCTCCCCAATAGAAATCCATGAAAGATGCAACAGTGAAATCACCATTAGATCCTTTTGTCATTTGCAATGAAACAAATGATTGCTCCAATTGGAATTGACAGATCTCTGCCATGGCTGATAATCCTGACACGTCTACCTCTACCGAAGAAAGTTCATCCTCTGAAGAATTCCATCCACAGTTCTCTGCTTGTAAAACTTGACCAAATGTTACGGTCGAAATTTTTGTCTTATATTTTACTCCAGGTAAAGTACGGTAGTTGTCAACCGTTTCCTCTTGCAAATATGCACGAGAATAGAATGCCTCACTGTTTGCTTGCAATAACGCTGATGCGTCAATATCCAAGTCGAATCTTAATTTTCTGCTCATTTTGTTTTGTTGTTAATTATTAATTATTAGAATTTAAAAATTTACTTACTGCACTGAATTTGTCATGCATCGACATTTTAGTTTTGTTGTCGCTCATTTCCACTTCATCCTCAGTTTCTCCAACCATCATCTCTTCCATTTGATTTCTCAAATCAGCGATTAATGCGATGATTGCTTTCTCTCTCTCCTCAAGTAAAGGTGTAACGATTGCAAGGATAGCCTCTGAATCCAATGCTGGATCAATTGCCATTTCTTCCTCAACTGCATCCTCTACAATTGGAGCTTCCTCTTCAACTACTGTTTCCTCCAATGCAATTTCTTCCATTGCCTCTTCAATTGGTGCATCCTTAATCTCAATGATTTCTCCATCTACAACAACGTAGATTTTGCCATCGATTAAGTGCTCCCCATCAGGTAATTTGTTCATGTTATATTTATTTAATTGATTACTTAATTTCAATCCCAAGAATCCCTCGATTGAGAATCCCACCTGGTCATTGGCAACCAATTCAGCATAATACTCTTTATCAGTTACCTGAGCGGTTACCATTAATGTACCTTTTGGAACTTCAATACCGAATGTTGAATATGATTTGTCTTCCTTTGGTTGGTCCACAATCCATGTTTCGAGGATATATGCCGGAACTGTTTTGGATGTATCATGCTCCAGGTTGAATAGGTCACGATTTCGAAGGTCGCTCATGAACTTCTCATGAATCTTTGCGATGGTTTCTTCAGTGAAGGACACATAATAATCTCCCTCCTTATCATCTCTTCGATATATCTCCATCGGTATCATTGCCGGTGCAGTGATTCGATACTTCAAATCATCAGCGAAAATCATTATCTCAGCTTGATTGAATGCCATCCCTTTCACCTTGATTGCAGGTTTTGAGGTGAATGCAATTTGTTCAATACCTAAATCTTCCCCATCGGAATACTCAGGATCAATTGTTATTTTGTAAATTGGCAAATCATTGGTCATGTATATATTAAAAAAATTGTATTTTTGTTCATAAAACGTACTTATGATAAAAATTTTTGAAAGGGATATTCCCAACAATATGGATGAATTGACCATTGAACAATTCGAAAAGGTAACTGAAATTACCAACAACAATGAACTTGATAACATTGATCGGTACATCAAGATTTTTGAATACTTCGGTGTGAAGGAATCCGAGTGGGATGATAATGACATTGAATTATCGGAGTTTGTTGAAATAGTGAAGGAATTTAATTCCAATAAATATGAGAGAAAAGAGCCGGTTGAGTCATTTGAATTAGGAGGATACACATATGAAGCGAAGATGAAGCTCTCAGTCAAGGATACCAAAATGATTGAAAAGTTGATTGGTCGTAAATCTCACAATTGGATTAGTGATTTGATGGCTCTCATGTTCAAACGTACGGACCTCAGCCAAACGGAACACTACACTGAAGCTCATTTGAAGCACAAATCAAAGCTATTCAAAGAACTGAAAGCTGAAATTGCAATTCCTTATCTTATATTCGTAACTGAAAAAATCGCATCTCATGCTCAATCTCAATCTTCCGAATCAGTGGAGCCAAGTAACGATTGAACAATTCATTGAGATAAAGTCATTAAGCATGGATGATGGCACATTGCAGTACAATACGGATGTGCTATCCATCCTCTCCGATTTACCAATTGAGGAATTTGATGATATAGAACTCGATGAACTTCAAAAATTTACAAAACAAGTTCAATGGATGTACTCGGAGCCATCAAAGAGATATCAACATCAGCTCGGTGAATTCAAGCTCAAGCCATTTGTTGACATCACTCTTGGTGAGTTTATCACATTGGAGGGATTCGTCACTGATGACTACATCAAGAATCTTCGGAATATATGTGCGATTCTATACCGGAAGACATCCACTGATGAATGGGGGAATGTTATCACTGAGCCATACAAATTCAAATCAACTGAGCGTGTGCATCTCTTCGATGACTATCCAATCACCTCAGTATTCGGATTGATACCTGAGTACCTTCAATTCAGACAATCATTCCTGGATAGCCATGCCAATCTAATGACTGAATCATTTGAGGATGATGAGCAAATTGACGATCCGGAAGAGCGAAAAGAAAAACAAGAGGAAATTAAATCTTCCAAATGGGGATGGGAAAAAATGATATGGACCATGTGTAATGGTGACCTCTCAAAATTCGATGCAATTACTGATACAAAACTTGTATTGATTTTTAACTTCCTTGCAATGAGAAAAGAGTTGGAAATTTAGTAATCAAGTGAGTAATTGAAATCACCGAATAAAGGATTGAAATCATATATCACTTTCACTTTTTTTCTAAGCAATCCACCAAGCTCCAGGATGGGGAATGTTTGAGCCAATTTTGAAACGTATTGACCATACATCTCGGATATCAATCCTTGTTGCTCAAGTGCAGTGTTGAATTTTTTGACCAAATGGAAGGGAACAATTGTCGCAGTACCGTTGTTCAGGTATCCGAAGTAATATGCAGCAAGTATTTCAATGCGAAGATTTCCTTCAGTTGATACCTTAGCATTGATACGGATGGAATCATACAAAGTGCGTGTATCAATCAAGTTCTCATCCTTGATAATTTTCTTCAATACATTGGCAACCTTCCTCCTGGTTGGATAAAGGATGTTGAATTCTCCGTTTTTCTTATAAACTCCCATACTATATATTAATATTAATTACCAATTTGTTCAGGAATTTGGCAATCGGTCCATGAAGGAAGTACAAATGTAATTGTCATCAACCATCCTGCTGCGTAATCCAATAGGTCATTGTTTAATGGGATAAAGGTAGGCAATCCTTCCACATCAAAATCAGTATCAGTCAATGAAAATGTGTAATTAAGATAAAGGTCATTCAGGATTTGTTGACAATCGGATAGAATTGTGGTGATATTTGCACGATCCTTTTGGATGATGTCAAAGCAATATATCTCCAATGTGAACAAATTTACGTTTTCACTTGGAATGGCATCCACCGGGACGATATACACAAGAGGATACTTCTCATCCTTAGTTGCGAAGTTGAATAACTGTTCCTTGAAATCAGTACCTACCTTTTTAACTTGTAAATGTGCGGTATAAAAATCGGTAATTTCACCGATTAACGCTTGATAACTTATCATAATTCTGCTGATTTTTGGATTTTTGCTACTTTGTTTTGAGTGGATGTTATTTCGGTTTCACTCACAACCGCAGTCACAGTGATATTACTTGATTCAGTTGATCCGACATTGTTTTGGTCATTGCCTTGACCGAATAAATTACCAGGTGTGAATGATGGAACTGATACCGATTCTGCTCCACCTCCACCTCCTGCATCCGATGAGGATGGTGCGGATGTCGATGTGAATTGTGTTGCCGATATCTTTGCGATGTTGGATGCGGATGTTGCGATTGTTGCAGCAAGATTGGCAATACCAACGGGATTCGGTACCACTCCGATTGCTAATGGTGCAGCTGCTAATGATGCAGTGACCGCCTTACCAGCATCCACAACGGCACCGGCTAATTGCATTGCCTTGTTGAACTTAAATTGTTTCTTTGCAAGAGCTTCCTCTTCCTTACTTCCTTTCTTCACATTCTTCATTTTCGCTGCGAATGCGATATCACCAAGAGCTTGGATTGATTTAACACTATCCTCAGCAATGCTCAATGCATCATTAGCGGTTTTGAGTTGTGCATCTCTTTTCTTTTTCTCTTCCTCTTCCGCTATTTTTATTCTTTCTTCAGCTGCCTTTTTTTCAATCTCAGTTTTATCCAATTGGAATTGATCATTGAGAGCTTTTTTCAAGGCATTATTATTCTCTGCTGCTGCCAATTCTTTCTCTAATTCCTGCTCAAGTTGGAATATTTTAAATTCACTTTCCGATAAAGTAAGTTCTTGGAATCTTACAAATCTTGCTTCCGCTTCCGCTTTCTTTTTATCCTCTGCTTCTTTTTCTTTTTTCTTTTTTTCCTCATCAGCATCATCCGCAACTTTTTTTAACTTAGTTTGAAAATCAGCTTCAGCTTTTATTTGTAAATCTTGACTTTGTTTTGTGAGAGTTTCTTTTTCTTTTGCAGTTAGCTTCTCATTCTTTTTAATATCCTCAATTTGTCTACGATATTTCTCTTGAATCTCTTGCAATTCTCTCTTGGTTTCATCAGCAACCAATGCGATTCGATTGTCAATGATTGCTCTTTCCGCTGCTAATCTATTCGATGCATTCTCTTTTCTTTTATCCGCTGCTGCTTTTGCTGCTGCTGCTGCTGCTGCTGCATCCGCATTGGCATCATTGATTGCTAATAATTGACGATCGGCTCTTCCTTGAATGATAACCGCCTTTTCATCAGCAATTTGTTTTTTTAATGTTTTAAGTTTTTCTTTATCAGCACTCTTTCCAAGTGCTTTCTCAGCATTCAATGCTGCTTGTGCTGAGTTGTATCTTTCTCTTGCAAATAAACTCTTTGACATGGATGCCTGAACTTCCATTTTGTATGTGTCTTGACCTTGTGCCTTGAGTATTGCAATTTGATTTGAATACATTTGACTTTGAATGGCTTCTCTTTCCTTGGAAGATTCTTGGACTTTATTATTTGCCTCAACCATTTTTGCTGCATTCTCTTCAGCAGCATATTGAGTCAATCCCAACCAATCGGTCAACTCTTTAAATCCATTAATCAACGCATTCACTGGAGCCATTAGTGCTGATATTACATCATCAAGAACTCCAAATTGTTTTAAAACAAGTCCAACCGCAACAATGATTGCACTGATAAATGCAACAATTCGGAACAAAGGATTTGCGATGATGACCTTACCTAAGCTGATAAATGACTTACCTACATTTCCAATGGTTGAAGCAAATCCTTTAAATTGTTTAGTTAAATCTTCAGGCTTTAAAGATTTAATACTTTGATTTAGGTTAGCTGATTCTTTTGCTGCCTTGGCAAAATCAAGTTCAGTAACCGCCATTGATAAACCATCAAAAGATGCTCTTGCTTGGTCAAGATTGCTCCCCTTTTTAAATTCGTTTATTTGACTATTAACCGAAGCGAGTTTTTTCTGAAGTTCTCCCGCCCTATCCGCTAAAGCAGCAATTTGCTCCGGATCCATTGCAGTAACCATTTGGTCTTTAATCGACCTTAGTTCAGCTTTGATTTGAGCAATTCCTCCGAGTTTTAAATCAACTGTTATTTCATTCATATATGCGAATCTCTAAGGGTGAATTATTTAATTTACTGTCTGCGTGTGCGTGTGTTTGTGTTCGGCAAGTAATAATCACCACATTGCCATCAGTGTTGATATATGCGGATGCAAGATAATCATGTTCAACATTTCCAATGATTATGAATGTAGTTGTTTTTGAAAATGGAATTAATGGTGTTCCAAGATATTCACCAACTGCGGTGCGAGTCCAAGTTATTTCACCAATTGTGTTGGCGAATTCAATCACTGTTGGAGCTGATGTACCTACTTGAGTAATGTTGGCAATATAAGCACCCGAATTGACCACGATTCCGTTGATTCTAGGAGTTATTATTCCATCATCATTCAATATATTGTTATCACCAATTACAAGTCCTCTCAAGCCATCTCCAACAATATTTCCATTTCCCCTGACAAGTACATCCTCACCGCTCAAATTGGCATTTGTTTGAACTGATCGTGTGGTCATCGCAGTTCCTGCTGATGTTGCTGATGTAATTGGTGAGGTTGGTGTACCTGGAGCACTTTGGAATGGAGCTAAATCAATATCGGAATCAATCGAGATAAGTTCAACTTTGGTTGGCACATCACTGTTGGCATTATAATCAATTACCTTGTTGATATTCCACCATGAATTGTCAATGCGAATCTTATCATTGAGCTTCATGATTTGAATATCAGCTTCAGTCAAGTAAAAATATGCGGTGAGCATTTTGCCCACATTGATTTGGTTGACTGTTCTCCTCCAGTAGTTATTGTAAAGGTTGTTAGCGGTTAATGTGAGAGGTGAATAAAAGTAATAATCACAAGTACCATAATTGATGTCAAATGATGGTGTGAGTGCATTGTCAAAGTGACCAAGCATTGGATATTCTTGGACACCGTACACTCCATTGCTTCCGTATTCAATTAGATTGTATGGTCCACATGACTGTTGTCCTCCATCATATAGGATGCGGATGTTGTTTTGTGGAGCTTCACCATCAATGATTGGCACATATGCGTTGTGATAATTCAATATCACCGGAGTTGGTGAGAATATCAGTTCCTTGGTATCCGTATCCTTGACATATTCGTTGTCAAATGTGTACTCAATTTGACCATATATCTCATCAGTCATTTGAGTATATACCTGATTCGCTGAATCGGTATCCGGTTTATATGTGAGCTTTAATTTCTTGTTGGTAACATCCGGAAGGAATAGAAGAGTTTGTTCCTTATCCTTCATCAATTTGGATGTCCAATTTCGCTCAGCTCCTGAATCATAGAATTCGTCGCGATGTCTAAAGATAAGTTTATTCGGTTGCTCAGTATCTACATCAACATACAAATTGTACATTTGAAAGATTGACTTGACAAAATCCGATTGCTTAATCTTGAGAGGCACATATTGATTGATGTCCAATATCCCTCCAATCACTTCCACTGTTGGTGTTGGAAGAATTTTGATGCGAATTGAATTGACTTTCAGTATCAGGTTAACCGGTTGAATGGCTGATGCTGCAATGAATGGAGTTGGTCCTTGAGTTGTTCCAATCTCAATTTGAATCAAATCACCGGTATTCATTTGAGTACCGTTGTTCACATTTTGAGCGACAAGAAAAGATCCCGTTTTGATTCCTGAGCTTAATAACAATCCACTCGGTGGTACGTTAGTAAACTGAGGTAGATACCCCACAACAATATTTGATAACTGAGAAACATTCGATCCGATTTTACCTCTTATCCTTGGTTGATATGTAAATATTCCATTTAAATTTTGAACATCTAATCCGGATAAATTATCAAGTGATAACTCATAATTGACCTCATAATTCACAACATATCCTTGACCTGAGAAAATTGAGGTGTCGATTGGTACGGTATAAACTCCGGTAGTTGGATTGAATAAACTTTGGACATCGGTTAGTTCAGTCCATCCAGTAGCATTGTCAAAGTTACCATTGGAATAGGCAGCGGATGTAACTTCAAATGGTGTTGTGATTGTAGCCTCAACCAAATAATCCTCAGCATCAAATGTATTGGCATCACCGTTGTATGGGATGAGCAATTTATCGAAGTTAGAATCATTCAATCCAATCCAATCATATGAGAATCCGGCATTCGAAAAGATGCGGTCAAAGTATTGCTTTGCGTATATTGCCGGTTTAAATTGTCGCACATTATAAGTGGCATTCGCAGTTGATGAATAAGGGAACACATACTTATATCCATCCACAATTGTATTGTCAAATGTTGAGATGATATCGGATGCAGTGAAGATATGATTCAAATCACTGAAGTCCAAATCAGTTAGCTCATTGTTTGTGATCGCAGTATAAAACTCCGCTTGAGAATCTTTCACCAATACCTCATATTCCACCTCCTGCTCATATGCATCAGTGACTTGAGATTTGCGTACATTCACCAACTGAAGTAATGCATCCTCAACGATTGGTATATCATTTTGAAGGATGGTGCATTTCGTGATCGTGTTGATGTTGAATGTCCCTTGTTGGATGTTGACATCGTAATAATGACCGAGAAGATTATGGTTGTTCTTGTTGCCAACCAAGGTGATTGTCTTTGAGAATGTCCCATTTCGTTTGCTCAAATCTCGTATATCCCCAACTGAGAAGTTGAGAGGGAATGAAGTGCCTTCCTTTACATCGAGGTATCCATTCTCAAGTTGTATCCTAACCATTGATGTTGTCCTGATTTGAGAATCTCACATTCACCGATTGACGAATGAGATTCTTGTTGCGTTGTTTGTATACCTCGTATGAGTTGTTTGTGACCATCACTGGCACATATGTAGTTGATTCAGGGATGCGAGATGAACATGACTCCTCCTCGATTCCGAATACTGTTCCCGTTTCATCAGTTATGTATTTTGTTATCTTGAGGTAAGTCATTGGTGATGTCACAAGCTCTTCATAATATTGAGCCATTCCCTCATCCATCCAATTCGAATTTAAATCCATGGACTTGATGACATTGGTATTGAAGTAATGGAATCCGAATTCCTCCACACCATATGTCCATCGACCATCAGTCACATATCCATCGATGTTCTTATTGTACATCTCGCGGTTGACTTCACCTCTCTCATATGCTTTCAATTGGAATGCGAATGATGACCATGATCCCATTCTATCCAGGAACAAAATGTGATACTCCTCAATGATTGTTCTATTGTCAATATAGATGCGATACTTTTGAGAATCCTGAAGTCCTAATGTGAGAGAACTGTTGTACCACACATCATAATATTTTGTCGTTGGCTTAATCAATGGGAGTGTTCCAACTGTTGGAGTCAATGTACCAAGGTTGTTCGGACCTACTCCTGTTTGCGTGAATGTGTTAAGCTCGGCAATCGTTTTGGTGAAGGTATCTCCGGCATCGTTTTGATACACGAATCTATCCCCATTTCGAGTCCTTCCATTAAACCATATATCTTGACCAATAGTCGCATGGAATGATTGAGGTTGGTTGGTCACAAATTGCTTGGTGATTCCATCCATTACATAATCCGTTTCATCATACAACATCCAATCCATGTGGCGAACTGCACCATTGAATGCTCGGTAATTTGCAAGGTTGGTGATGTTCAAAGTTATTATCTTTCGATTGTCGGCATATCTCACCACTCCATCGATTGTGATGGATGTGATGGAGCTGAATGCAACATTGACAGTAACCGTTGAGCCGGTTGCACTGATGACCGTATGCAATCCCTCAAGCAAAGGATTCGCCACTCCACCATCAGCTTGTGTGATGACTACCTGGTCACCGGCAACGAATGTGTTGGTCGTTGAGATTCTCACATTCCCTGAGTTATCAGTGAGGTTGGCAGTCCATGCATATTCAGCAACATACTCCTCACCAATCTTGACATCAAAATCATACTTAGATTCCAATGCCTTAACAGTTGCAGTTGATGTGGTGTCCAATGTCCAGGATACTTGGCTTTGAATGAGCTTAGATAGATCCTGCTCACCATATCCATCATCGATGCGAGGGATGACTTTGTACTCACCTATCTTGGTTGCAGTACCTCCCTTGAATACTTGGAATATATACTTGAATCCTGAGTTGTTCTTGTTGGTTGAATCAACGATGAACTTCAATTGATTGTATGCCGGTGAGAATTGCTGAGGTGATGCGATGAGTGTTTGTGCCATTATTCCCCTTTGAGTGCTTTCAATTCATTGTACATAGCCAAGAGCTCCGCTTCCTTTTGAGCAATCAATTCCTCTTGACTTGGCTCTTCAACCTCGATAAACTCTACTCGGACAAGTCCGTTGTCATCGTATATTTCGTTTCTTATTTGTGGCATAATTTAATTTTAAACTGCGGTTATAAATACCGCTGGTAAATTTGTCGAAGCTGAATTGGGATTCCCAAATGGCGAAGGAGCCGAGGGGAATGTAGCACTAACAAAATAGCTACTTGTTAAAGTATTTCCGGCAGCTGCAATATTCATCAATCCGGCTAATGAATATGCAGAAACTGTTGCGTTTCCGTTAAAATATGTACATATCCAATAAGTCACACCCGCCGAAAATGTGAATGAAGTCGTTGCCGTTTTTGTTCCGATTGTTGAACAATCTAAACTAGCACTCTCATATAGTTTGGCATTTGGTTTTCCGTTTAAATCCGAGTAAATTAATATCCTTCCACTAACACCAGTACCCAAAACGGTAACATTAAGGTAGAAATTACTTGTTGTGAATGTTCTCGCGGGAATAAAAGGTATTGCATAAAGCCTGTTATTAATAGTTCCGACGGTTGTTATTCCCGTTCCATTAACTTGGATTGCAATAGCGCCTCCACTTGTTAAAGGCAATAACGCATGAACACCACTTAACCCACCAACAACTAAATCACCACTACCAACTATTGAATTTCCGTTAATACTTTTGATATTAGTACCGCTAACAAGTGCCTCTTGTTTGTTGGCAAAAAACATATAGTCGCTACTTGTTATATATCCATCGACAGTTCCATCGTTTTGAAACATCCCAAGGTCGGGATTTGCACCGCCACTTGAATACATAGGATAGGTAGCCGTAACCGAAGAAACACCACCGCTTATCGTTAGATTGCCACTACCCAAAACAGAACTTCCGTTGATTGTTTTGATGTTTGTACCGCTAACCAAAGTTGGTTGAACGGATAGTCCACCGCTACCAAGTAGTGAAGCTCCGTTTAATGTCTTGATATTCGTACCGCTCACCAAAGTATCTTGCTTGGTCGCAACATCCGAAGTCAAGGCAATTGTGCCTGAAGCATCCGGAAGATAGTGATCACGAGTCGAGCCTAATAAGGTTGTGTATAGATTAGATTGGATAAAACTCGATTTATGCAACTGAACATATCCATCCTCAACCACGAACATCGGTAGTCCACTAGCATTCTCAATATGAAAATTTCCATCGGTAAAATGAATCGAGCCGTAGTTGTTGTTCACACCATCATACAGGAATATCTCATTGACCAATAAGTCCTCGTTGCCAAGGTCAAGGTCTTGAGTCGCTCCAATATAAGGAACAAAATCTCCACCCGCAGCTGCATCAATTATCTCTTGACCGGTGATTGACCTGGTCACATATCCTGAGCCATCGAACTCGGATATTTCGAGTAGGTCGGTTGACTCCAGGTTGGCTCCCTTTGGAGTGAGTTGTGATATCTTTATGTTTGCCATGTTACGCAAGAACTAATTCAAGACCAGTACCATTTTCAACACCAGTATTTACAAGAATTTCTACTCTTGCAAAAACACCGTTATTTATAGGTGTGATTCTTAACCCATCTGGCAAAATTGTTTCGGTACTATTGGAAAGATAAACATATGTCATATCATCTAAATTTTCTCCGATATATTCAAAAATTGCGATACCTTCTATTCCCGCACCTCTTACAATGATTTGGTCGAAAGCACCAATATATTCACCATTAGATAAAAAATACGTCCCATTGTTAGCGACTATTTCGCCTATTAAGTTTGTTCCCATTTTGTAGATTGTTTATATATATATTAAAAAAAATAGCTCTTTTGTTTAGAAGGCGAAGTATGAATCATCGGTATAGTATTCCTTGCGGATGTAAGTACCGGCATATCTCACCGCATCCATGGCATCATCGAAGAGCTTCACCGGCTCATCGGTAATGAAGTCACCAACTTTCTTCCACTTATAGTTCTCATACTCTTTCTTTATCCTGGAGTCATCCTCACAAAATACTCCGAATGTTTTGATATTGTCAATACCTTTCTTCACAACCTTGTTTGCATTTTGAACATCGTATCCGGCATTGTTCATCTCCGCGATTATCTCAGGTCTTGCGTAATCGGCAACGATGGTGATGTGCTTCTCAATGCCTAATGACTCACACCGCTCGATGAGGTTGGTTGTGGTGAGGTAGCTCTCATATATCACCGGCTCGATGTAGATGTCATCCTCACACCAATATACTCGCATGAGTGCAGTGGGGTGATTGTAACCGAAATCGATTCCGTATACATAGTTCACGAATCTTGCAGGTCGATGCTTCACGAATGTCCAATTGGAATAGATGTTGCTCTTGCTGATTGCCTTCTCTCCCAGTGCGTAGATTTGATACAGTGCCTCATCCGTTCGCTTGAGGTCTTCTATTTGTCTACGGATGGAATCAGGGAGGAATGGATTGTCACGATACGTTGACTTGATGAGGATGCTCTCCTCCTTTGGTAGCTCATACAACCAGGATGCTGATTCACTTGGATTGTAGTCAAATATGAGCTTCCATTCAGTTCTCATGTTGAGCTGAGTGAAGTCATCGTAAAAAAGCTCATTGGCTTCATTACACCATGCGAGGTCACGTTTTCTTCCTCTTATCTTTTGCTCATCATCCACTGAGAAGAATTCAACGATGCTCCCATTTGGGAAGGTATAGATGTGCTCGGACTTATTGTGAGAGTTTACATCGTACAAATCCATCTCCTTCATAATCTCAAGGAAATCTCGCATGACTGTTGCTCTGAGTGCCGGGAACGTTTTTCTGATAATAGAGGTAACCTTCCCCCTATTTTGGAGAGAGTAAACAATTATCATTTGACAAAGGGAATATGTCTTAGATGACCTACTTCCTCCCTCATTAATTATAAAACGTACATCCTTATCCTGGAGAGCTGAGTAGTTCTTCTCGAATATTACGGTACTATTTATCTCCATCCGGCTTGATGATGTTCACCTTGATTTCGTTGATGTCCTTTCCATTGGTCGTGATGTCCGATTTTTCAGTGAGTCCATTCAAGCGTTGAGTAATGGATGCGTTGTATTGTCCAACCATCCCTCCGGCAATTTGGTCATTTCGAATTTCGTCGCTTATACGCGAGCAGATTGTCGAGAATGCTGAATAATTCCCTCCCGTATTTGCGAAATAATCTTGCACAACCAAAGAATGATCATGGCAAAATACTCTAAATCCACTCAAAGTCAATGGAGCTTCCAATGGAATAGGCTCAGCCTTTCCGGTTTTGTTACTCAATGAGTATTGGAATCGAGGATTCTCTTTTACATGCTTTCGATACTTCTCGAATAGCTCATATAAATCCTCCGGTGTTTCAAAGTTGCGTGGTCTTCCCATTATTCCTCTCCTTTCCCTGGTGTTGGTTTTACTCTTCTTTTTCTCTTTGGAATCGGTTTTGCACTCACTTCCTGCTCGATGCCCTCATATTTGATTGGCTCCGGTGCGGTTGTTGTTTCTGATTCCTGCTCAAAGAGATATCCCATTCCTATTGAAACGTAATATTTGTACTTTGATACATCTATATTATCAACAACAACGATAATGTTTCGAACTGTTGTGTGCTTGACAATAGTTTTTCCTTTATATTCCTCTTTTATTCTCATCTTTTATCTTATTTAGATCGTGTTTAATATCTCGAATATAGTAGTGAGCTGATGTCACTGGAATGTTGAAGTATTTCGCCATTGACCTTGCGGTGTTGTATCCTTTATCGTAATATGCCTCAAAGATTATGACCTTGATTCGGTCTTTCATCTCTCTTTTGTATATCTCAATGCATGATTTTTGGTCATGGTATTTCTTCTCTTCTAGTATCTTGTGATTCAAATCTTCCTCATCATCGCAGTCATTAGGAATATCAAGCTCATTTGCGTTGACTCTCTCCTCGATATGACTGATTGAAGTTGACCAAAGTATTTGTTTCTTAATCGTGTTCAATAAGTAGCTCTTGACCTTATTCTCATCCCTGGTGTCATCATCGATATCCGCTACATAAAGATATGAATTGTTGATGACCACATCGGCAATCATGTTGGCTTTGAATTTGGTGAGGAAATACTCAGTGTAGCTCCTCACCTCATCATAATTCCTTGAGATATATCGGTCAAGTGTTTGCTTCATACCATTCCATGAATTGCTTATAATAAATCTTCCTCACTGTCCTGGCACAAAAACAATCATCGGTTTTCTCTCCGGTGTGTTTGTCATATATTCGATACAGTGCTTTAAGCGTAATCTTGGCATACTTCGATGCATCACTTGACGTGATTATCTCATTGATATACTTTATTTCAGCTTGTTCAAACATTCCTCCAATATAAACGCGATGAATGACACGATGGTTGCTTGAATGAATTCACCGGTGATAATCCATGTTGACCAAAATGCCATGCACTTCCAACAACCGAGTCCGGCATGAATGTAATTGACCAGGTGATTCGGTTTAATTCGTATCGCAATGTTATCCCATATCATTTGAATTGGCTCGAATGACACGAGAAACCAACTGATTGCTACTAATGCAATATAAGTCATATCTCTTGTTTTAATTTTTCAATATAAAGTGTGGCATCCATCAACTCCTCCTGGAGATGATTCAACCATTGCATCAAAGGTAATGAATTATTCTCCAATGTTGTACCATATTTTTTGATTCCCATCTCCGACCGCTCATAATACTTGGTCATGACATTCATCAGTATTGGATCTATTTGCTTTTCCATATCAATTCATTGTTGCGTTTAAATCTCTAAATTTATCCTTATCCACTTCCTCAAGGTATACCTCATCACTATCCATAGTCATCATGATAAGGTAATTGACATCCATTCCATTCAACACATCCTGAAATCGGTTGATGATCATGTGAGGCTCTTCATTTTTTGTGCCCACATATGCGATGAAGTATCTATCTCTCATAATACTTAAAAAATTTGATGTAAAATTCCTCATTCACTGGATGACCTTTCAAGAATCTCCATAACTGAAGATAAGTGATTCCCATATCTTCAGCGATATGTGCTAATTTGTATCTCTTGGATACCCGTGACCTCACCTCTCTATCGATGAAGTCACGAATGGTTTCCCCATCAGAAAGGTGAATCGTCAAAGCTCTCACTTGCCACTGGTGTTGATTGAACATTCCATACATCCAAAGTATTATAATACTTCCCATTGTACTCACGACCTCTGAGATTAAATTTCACGGTGATGTCGATACCAGGTGAATAGTTATCAATCAATTTGCACTTGTCTTGAGCTAGTTGGAAGATGACATCCTGAGGATACTCCCCATTTGGTACGGTTAGGACAAACATTCTCACTGAGAATTTGTCGCTGATTTGCTTGATTGGCTCAATTACTTTGATTGTGCCGGTTACTGTTAATTCCATATTTGATTTGTTTTGTTACTATTTGGTAAGTTACTAAAATGCACCTTTGAACACCCATGCAGCGAACAACGTCCCCAAGGTCATCAGTAATGCGACTGCGGATAAGAATCCGATGATTGCTAGTGTTTTCTCTTTGATGATTTTCTTCTCGTATCTTTTCACTTGTGGTTTTACAACCGTTTCAATAATGTGTTCTGCCTTTCGGTTAAAGTCATCAATGTCTATCTTCATTGTTCTTGTTGTTTAAGATATTTAAATAAATTATGTTCTTCTTGTTCTTCTTGTTCCCGTTGTTTAGTTAAAAAAATCTGAGCTTCATCCCTTGTGTTGTAAGATACTTCACCTTCTTCATCAAACTCTTCAAATTCTTGTTGTTTAAATAGTTCAAATAAATTAGTACCACGAGCATTTCTACTTGTTGCAAAATGAAATGTAATAAATGGTAAAATGATTAATATTTGTGTGTATTGATATTTTATTCCAAGTGCTATTTGCCATTCAAAATATATACTAAATCTGTACTCAAACATAATTTTTATTTTTAATGTGTTAAATCGTTAATTATTAAGAATAATATAATTGAATACACTACTGATGTTATCAGTGTACCAATTAAGATGCCATTTTTATATGTTTTGTTTTTCATCGTCTACTTTTTCGTTAAAATAAATTTTACCATTATATACATCTGCAATTTGCCACTTATTTAATTCTTCATAGGTTTTATTATCAAAGTAACTTGGTAAAAAAAAATAAATTAGTTTTACTATGAATTTTCTCATTGTTAATTGTTTTATTTACTTAATCTCAACATCTTTATAGTAAATACCTTGCGCTATATTTAAGACTTTTTCGTGATATGATTTATCAATACTACTAAAGTCTAATTCAAATTTAACAGGTACTTTCATATCACCAATTTTAAGTTCATTAATAAATGTTACTTTAGGTTCAATGTTAATAGTTATTATGTCACTGTTAATGGGTACTATATCATATTTAATTTCTTTCATTGTTCTTGTTGTTTAAGTTGTTGTAAATGTTCTTTAACTAAAAACTCATAATGAAAAGGCAAATCCATTTTAAAGTGTTCAAATACTTCTAAAACTTCTTCCTCACTATACATTCTTTCAGCTTGCCATTTAGCACCAACTTCTATACCTTCTAAGTATTCGGGAGTACAATGTCCATAGTAAGGTTGTGAATTAATAAAATCTTCCTTTCTCTGAGACTCCTCCATCTTTAAGGCTTTTGTTACCAAATCATCTTTTAAATCCATAAAGTCATTTAGATTAATTTTTTCTTGTCTTAATCTTTCTTCAAGCATAATTATTTCATCTGCTAACCACTCTACTGCTGTCTTCATTGTTCTTGTTGTTTAGTTAAAATTGCGAGATTCTTGCAATATCTCGTAGTTTTACATTTCTATTTAATTTATGTGGTAAAAATTGGGACTTATCCATAAAGGATTGGTCCTTCATATTCCGTGCTATCATCCACTATCTCAAGGTGTCCGCTGAATACATATCCAGTTGCTTGGAGCATTCTTTCAAGTATTTCTATCATTTCCTCCATTGAAACATCGTTGTGTTTGACTGAGTAGGTTACCGTGTGTTCGTATTGTTCGATTGTTATTTTCATTTCGCTTCCAATAATTTATAATACTCATTATAATACTCAGTACATAACTCCAATCTCTCAACCATCTCCTTCTCCTTCTCCTCATCACGATCAAACGAAAGTACGGTGATTCTCTTCTCCGGTGCGATGTGGTCAACGCGATGAATATCTAAGTTCTCCCACTCGTTCAGTAGCTCGTTGGATGTAGTTACCATGCAATAGATTAATTCTGCCTTAGATTTGTCGTATAGCCTCATGTAAGCTCTCAACTGCCACTCATAGATTGCATCGTATCCATCCTCTGCCATCACTGGAAAGGTATCCAATGACCAGGATGTTTTGATGTCGATGATTGAATCGTTGGTGATGATGTCTGCTTCACCGGTCATCAGCTCGTCAACCATTCGCACGGTGTTCTTGACGTATCCCTCAAATCGCACGGTGTTGAGCAGTTCGATTGAATCCTGCTCTTGCATCAATCCCTTCTCAATATACTTGGAATTGATTTGACTGCGGTATCCGTAGAAGTTTTCTTTAGCAACTTGCTTGATATAGCTCTTCGCAGTTTGTCCCATTTCATTCTTGCCACGACCGTTGGTCATTAGCTTACCGATTTGGGATGGATGCCACTTCATACTTCAAGAGCTTTAAGTTGTACCTCAGTCAATGACCATTTCTCAATCAATTGCTCCTTTGTATACTTTCCTGCGGTAATGGATGCCACTGCGGATTCGAATCTCGCATTGTCAAGAGCAGGTTTCACCGGATTAACTGCAATTGATGCTGCCTTGCCATCATCATCCACTGCCTGAAGGGATAGAAGTGATTGCAATGTACCTCTTCGAAAGTATGTCACTGCACTGAGTACCTTTTGTGGATCAGTAATAATTGGCAAAGTCATGAATGATTCCACCATTTCACCTGAATCGATGTCAATGATGCGAGTCACTACATCGGTACCGATAACCGGTTGGAGTAGAATCAATCCATTCTCCAAAAGAATTGGCTCGACTGCGGTGAGCAGTGCATTAATATCGGCATACGACTTTTTGAAATGTGGATTGGTTGCATTCTTCGCTACCTTTCCGATTTGCTGCTTAGCAAGATGCAACTTTTTGTACAGAGTTGATACTGTTTGTTCTTTCTTTTCCATTTTGTGTGTGTTAATTTCAGTAAAGATAATAAACTATTTTAATTCAGCAATGAAAGTATCATAAAATTCAATGAAATCATCAAAAGTTCGGGAGATATAGTACACTCCTCCAGCATCTTCAATCATTTTTTGATATACTTTTTGTGCATCCGACTGCCTATCCTTCCCATACTTGACCTCAATCTTGACTGAGCGACCTCGAATGGTTGCCGATATATCCGCTGAGCCAGGTGTTCCCGTTCCTTTTGTCCATTGACCACCTATTTCCACTCCATCAGTACGGTATTTTTTGCGATACACTCCCATTGTATTGATTCGCTCCGCTTGGCACCCACTCATTTGAAGGAATCCGCATATGGATTTGGTTAGTGCGTTTGCTGAGTTATCCTGCCAATTGGTGAGGAATGAATCCACATATGGCAGCTTTGGATACTTCGCCCTGGTGAGAGCTCTCTCAAGGTCTTTGATTCGTTCTTTGTTTTGTTTTGTCATAGCTTTTTTATTTCATTTGTAACATCAATGCAAAATGCAATCTCTTTAACATTTTTTGCTGGTGATTCATATAGTATATCAAGCATTTCACCAACTGCAATCAATGCACAATTTTTTATTCTTGAATTTAATAAATCCTCATTGTCTGTTAAATCAATTAATTCTTGGGCAAATAATGTTCTTAATTCTTTTGCTTTTTCTATTGCTTTTGGATTCATATCTCCTTTGCTTTATCGTTTAACTCATCCCAAATATCATCCGGATCACTTGGTGTTTTATCGGTCCTTCCGAATTCAATCCATCTTCGATTGTTTGTTTTATTCTCAGTGATTTGATGACCATGATAATGTCCAAAGATACTCAACCATTGAGAGAATTTCTTTTTGCTCAGTTTGGCATAATCGGTGTACTCATTAGTGAAAGCCTCATGAAGCTCGTCTTTGTATAACCGTACATTCAAAGGAAGATTCCCATCATTTGACCAATCATAAAACTCAAAACACGTTTCCTTTATAAATTTACGCACATCCAGGTTGGTGAACTCATGAGATACCAATCCATTCTTGAGGTAATATTGGCAACATTGAATCATGAAGTTGTCAAACATAATCCACTGCTCATCATTCCAATCATCAAATAACATATGACCAAACTCATCCAATGGTGATCGTGTGTGACCAAAATAGTTGCTCATCTCCACCTCGAACTTCCTTCTCTCAAATGAGCCACCCACTCCACCAATTGTGTAGTTGGTAGTTATGATAATTTTGGGAGATTTGTTCACTGGTATCTTGATGGCATCCTGCCCTTTGTACTCCAATGTAATTCCTTCAGTAATCAATGAGAAGAGATTCTCAAAGTTGAAGTTCTTTTTCACATCATCAAACACCAGGAGCTGAGTATCGGTTGAAACTGTTTGATAAGGGAATCCCTTGGTGAATTCAAATGTCTTTCCATCGATTGATGCTACCTTTTTTAACTTGGCTAATGCATTCCAAAATAATCCCTTTCCACTTCCTCCATTCGGATTCTCCGATATGGTTTCATCGTTGAATATTATTGCCTTATTACTCGCTGAGGTCTTGTATGAATGCATTAAATATCCAATCACCGACTTGAATGAGTTGTACTTCGCTGAATCTTTACCACTTACCAACCATAAGAATGTTCTAAACTCACTTTTATGGTGATCACTAGCAATATATTCTCGGTCAATTATCTGCCTCTTCCATACATATCCATCCAGGTCAATGTACTCATGTTTAAATATCCCTTGCTTGGTGATTTCCACTGCACAATTCCGATAATATAGATAACATTTATCCGCAGTATCCTCCATCATCTCAACCTGAGCACTGTCTAACATCGAAAGGAATTCGGATGTGAAGTATTTGGTAGCACCTGCCATCAAATCATACGGTTGGAATCCAATCTCTTCCCTTGACAATAGAGAGCTGAGGGTGAAATCCTTGATTCTCTTCTCATTGGTTTCCTCGATTAGATTCTGCTCCTTCTTAATGAATGAGTATGTATTTGAATCAGCAGGAAAGTATTTAAAAAAGTTGTTTTGTTGTAGCCAAAACTTGTATTGATGGATGCTGAGTTGAATTCGATTCTGATTGTTGTAAGTCCAAAAGTCCTCAATGTTTCCGGTTTCTTTGATGGCATCAACGCACTTCTCAACCTCATCTTGAGTAAACTCCGGAAGTATCTTGATGATATCGTTTGTCTTTTTACCTGCTCGAATGTGTTTTTCAATCTTCGCCCTAGATGTATTATCTTCGAAGTACCTGGTCCCGAATTGAGAGGTCTTGGAATATGCTGATTTGATTATCTTTCTAATCTCATTCTCTTTCCCTCCTTCATCAAAGCGAAGCATCACATTCTCGCATTCAGTTTTCTGAATACCGAAGTCATTGAATGCAGCTGCAAGTTTGAATAGGTTGTTATTCTTCTCACCTGGCACCATTCCATACTTCCGTTCCCACCATTTCATCAAGTTTTCAATGATACGGTTGTCGGACTTGATTGGAATCATCACATCCATTGAGCCAATTTCCTCAATCTCCGGCTCTTCAAGTTGAGTCCAAATGATTGAATCTTGATTGATGTAAATATTTGGATCGTATGACTCAAAACAAAAGCGGTCAAGATTACTCCCTGAACTATCCCAATAGTCCGAATCAAAGTAAGTTTTCAAGGCATCAAAATATCCTTTGAAATCTCCCTCAGTTGGAATCTTGACCAATGCCTTCACTCCTTTTCCGCTTGGTGATATCCATGCACTGAAAACATAGTTGTTGAACATCAAAGAATCCTTGAATTGAATTGCCTCAGCAGTATGGCTCATGTTGTCAAAGTCCAATATCATCAATCCGGACCTTTGTTCGATACCTTTCACTGAGCGACTCTTGAAAGTCCCATTGAAGCAAACTCCAGGAAGCTGATTCTTGTATTGTTTTTGCTCATCCTTAGTTGCACAAGCTCTGATTTGCTCAACCAATTCCTTGGACTTACCATCTCGAATTCTTTCAAGACAATATAGAGCTGATTTGTTGAATGGATTTGTGGTATCCGTTACCTTCTTAAAAATTGATACGATCATAAAACTGTTTTAGTTCACTGTTAAAAAAAAAGAGGGGGAAAGGAACAGTGAAAACCTTTTAAGTGGATGCCTCCGACAACCCCTCAACAAAGATACTAATTTATTCCATTACTCAACAAAATACACTTTATTTTCAATTAGTACCTCAATGTGTACCTAAATGTGTACCTATAAAAATGTAGTATTTACTAGTGTTTCAGCGTTTTTGGTACACATTTTCACGTTTTTTTGGTATTTTTTGAAAATATTATTTTTTCCGATTCTCAAAATAATTAAATATATATAAGTATATGACCGAAAATGTGTACTTGTGTACCTATTTTATTACTCA